GTGCCGGTGCTGGCCGGAAGAAAAAGCCGCTGGCAGAGAAAATCCAGGAAGGCCAGAAAGCCATCGCGCTGGCAATGCCGGAGTCGGATAACCTGGACGGTGCTGAGGTTGATGATATCAAAGAATTTCTCTCCGAGGAACAGCGCATCGGCGACCTCTACGGCAGGGAAATCTGGGATCAGATGGTGTCCTGGCTACGGGAGCGGAACTGTGCGCATCTCATCAGCCCGCATCTTCTGGAGCAGTACAGCATGGCCATGGCCCGGTGGATTCAGCTTGAACGCATCAACAACGAGATGGGATTTCTCTCAAAACATCCGACAACTGGCGCGGCGATCACCAGCCCGTTCGTGACGATGGCGCAGGGCTACCTGAAACAGGCCAATGTCCTGTTCCAGCAGATATTCAGCATTGTTTCCGAGAACTGCCGAGAGCCTGTCACGGGCAATCCGCAGGACGATATGATGGAACGGCTGCTGAACCTGTGATCCTGCTTATCTGCAACATACTGCCAACTTTGGCAGGAAGTTATGTACAAGCACATTCTGTCACCTTCTACTAAGTTTGGTAGAAGAATAATTAGACTGCTCTGGCAGTCGGAAAGGAGAAAAAATGCTCGATTACAAACCTACGCGGTTCATGCTCCCCACGTCGCATTATGACAAGCAGAGGGCTGACCGTGCGGTCAATTTCATCCGGGCGCTCAGGCATACGAAGGGCGAATTCTATAACAAGCCCTTCATGCTGCTCGACTGGCAGGAAACCATCATCCGTGACCTTTTCGGCATTATCCGGGAAGACGGAACACGGCAGTTCCGGCAGGCCATCGTCTTCACGCCAAAGAAAGCGGGCAAAACAGAGCTTGCGGCGGCAATCGCACTGTATCTCCTTTGCGCTGACGGCGAGCAGCGGGCTGAAATATACGGCGCGGCGGTTGACCGGCAGCAGGCATCCCTGATCTATTCCGTGGCTGCGGACATGATCCGCCTGACCCCGGCATTGAAGAAACGGTGCAAGATTCTGGATTCCAGGAAGCGCATTATCTTCACGCCAACGAACAGCTTCTATCAGGTGCTTTCCTCTGACGCTGACCGCGCCCATGGGGTGTCCGCCCACGGCGTCCTGATCGATGAGATTCACAACCAGAAGAATCCCGACCTGTTCAACGTCCTGACAAAAGGCTCCGGCGATGCGAGACGCCAGCCGATCCAGTTCGTGATCAGCACGGCGGGCGACAACATCCATTCCATCGGCTATGAGCTTTTCCAGAAGGCGAAGGATATCATAGACGGACGGAAAACCGACCCTACGATCTACCCTGTCATTTATGCCGCCGATCCGGACGATGACTGGACAGACCCGGAGGTCTGGAAGAAGGCGAATCCGTCCCTCGGCGTGACCTTCCCGATTGAGAAATTGCAGGAAGCCTGTGATTCCGCGAAGCAGAATCCGTCCGAGGTAAACACATTTCTTCAGCTTCGACTGAATATCTGGACGAAACAGGCTGTGCGCTGGATGCCGATGGATCGCTGGGATGCCTGCAATGCTCCTGTGGATGCGGAAGCCCTACGGGGCCGACCCTGTTATGCCGGACTGGATCTTTCTTCTACACAGGATTTAACCGCTTTAGTTCTCGTCTTCCCGCCTTATGGAGATGACGGGAAATACAGCAATCCTGCCCTTCGCCTGGGTGCCGGAAGAGACAATAGACCAGCGGTCCCGGAAAGACCATGTGAACTACGATCTATGGAAGAAGCAGGACTTTATCCTGTCCACGGACGGAAATGTGGTCGATTACGAGGCCATCGAAGAAAAGATCTATGAACTGGCGGATATGTACCAGATCATGGAGCTTGCCTTTGATCCCTGGAACAGCCAGATGCTTGTGGGCCGCCTTGCCGCTGAGGGCATGACCGTCGTCCCGTTCCGTCAGGGTTTCGCTTCGATGAGCCCGCCTACGAAAGAACTGATGAAGATGACACTGGAAGGCAAGCTCGCCCACGGCGGTCATCCAGTCCTGCGGTGGTGCATGGATAATATCGTCATCCAGACCGACCCAGCGGGCAATATCAAGATCAGCAAGGCGAAGGCCACCGAAAAGGTAGACCTTGCGGTCGCGCTGGTCATGGCGCTTGACCGGGCCATAAGAAACGAAAATACACAGACGGAATCTGTGTATGAGCATCGTGGACTGTTGTTTATTTGAGCGCCGCCTAACACCGCCAAAGGTCGGCATTTGTTTCACCCTAATGGGCTTTCGAAGCCCATTATAACATCCTTGTCAAGCCCTCCGCGGCAGCGCGTTATCAGATGAATGTGCTGCTGGCGGACGGAGAAAAAACAGGGAGCGATGGCTCCCGGAAAGGAAACTATGGGAATTCTTCAAAGCATTTTCAAAGGCCGCAGCAGCGACCGCCTCGCCGGTTCCGGCTACCGGTTTTCCTTCGGCCAGAGCGCCGCCGGAAAATCAGTGACGGAACACTCGGCGATGCAGATGACCGCTGTGTTTGCCTGCGTCCGGGTGCTGGCGGAGTCAATCGCCTCCCTGCCGCTCCATGTGTACCAGCGCAGTGAAGACGGCAATCAGGAGAAAGCAGAAAACCACCCGCTGTATTTCCTGCTGCATGACGAGCCGAACCCGGAGATGACCAGCTATGGCCTGCGGGAGACGATGATGGTACACATCCTGCTCTACGGCAATGCCTACGCACAGATACTTCGGAACGGGCGCGGTGAAGTGGTGGGGCTGTATCCCTTGCTGCCGAACAAGATGCGCGTCGAGCGTGACGAAAAGACCGGACAGCTTTTCTACCGCTACACCAGGTTTGATAACGAGCCGCCGACCATGGAAGGCAACACCGTGATCCTGAGCCATGAGGATGTACTCCACATTCCGGGGCTGTCCATGGACGGTCTGGTGGGCTTATCTCCCATCGCGGCCTGCCGGAACGCGGTTGGCGCGGGATTGGCTGCGGATGAATACAGTTCCAAGTATTACGCCAACGGCGCGGCACCGATGGGCATCCTCGAAACGCCGACGCTCATCAAGAACCCGGAGCTTTTGCGGCAGTCCTGGAATGAAGCCTTCGGCGGGAGCCGGAATGCCGGGAAGGTCGCCGTACTGGAGCAGGGAACCACATTCAAAGCGATATCTCTATCACCGCAGGACAGCCAGCTTCTCGAAACGCGCAAGTTCAGCGTTGAGGAAATCTGCCGCATCTTCCGTGTGCCTCCGCATATGGTGCAGAACCTTGAGCGGGCGTCCTTCAACAACATCGAGCAGATGAGCCTGGACTTCGTTATGTACAGCCTGATGCCATACCTGAAACGCTGGGAGCAGTCCATGAGCCGGTCGCTGCTGAACGCTGATGAGAAGAAGCGCCTGGTGATCCAGTTCAACGTGGACGGCCTTCTGCGCGGCGACTATAAGAGCCGGATGGAGGGATACAGCATCGGGATAAACAACGGCTTCCTTAGCGTGAATGATGTACGGCGGCTGGAAGGGCTGGACCTGATCCCGGCAGAAGAAGGCGGTGATACGCACATGGTACAGGGCGCGATGATTCCGCTCTCCATGGTGGGAGCCGCCTATGTGAAGCAAAATGACGGATCAACACAGACCAACGTGCCGGACGGTTCCGGCGGAAAGGAAAGAGATCATGAAGGATAAGAAACGCTTCTGGAACTGGGGCAGCGACCCCGGCAACCGGGAACTGTATCTGTACGGCACGATAGCACCGGAATCCTGGTATGACGATGACGTGACGCCGGATATGCTCCGAAAGGAACTGAATGACGGCACCGGCCCGGTCACGCTTTATCTGAACAGTTATGGAGGCGACTGCGTGGCGGCGAGCCAAATCTACACCATGCTGATGGAGTATCCCTTTGACGTGACCGTCAAAATCGACGGCATCGCTGCGTCGGCTGCCTCTGTGATCGCCATGGCGGGAACGAAAGTGCTGATGGCCCCGACCAGCTGTATGATGATCCACGATCCCATGACCGTGGCGATGGGCAACAGCGGCGATATGCAGAAAGCCATCGAAATGCTGGATACCGTCAAGGATTCCATCATCATGGCCTACCAGATCAAGACCGGGATGGACAAAAAGGAACTGGCAAAGCTCATGACCGAGGAAACCTGGATGTCCGCTGCGAAGGCGATAGAGCTCGGCTTTGCGGACGGTCTGCTGGAACGTGAGACACAGCCTGCGACGGACATGGCGCAGCCGCTATTCTCCCCGCCGTCTGTCCTGTTCTCCCGGAAGACTGCGGACGCGGCGCTGGTAAACAAGCTGGCGGAGACCGCAGGCGTTCCGATTCAGCCGCTCTATGAACGGCTCGAAAAACTCAGATAAGGCGCAGCAGCAGATGAAGCCCCATCCGCTGCTGTTCTTTATATGTGCCCTGTCAATCAGGGAGCAAAACGCGGCTCAGATATGAGCCAACACACCGGCTCCTTGTGAGCCATCAACACTGGCCCTGTGAAATCTGTTAACACAGGGCTTTTCTCATGCCCGGCAATACCGCCGGAGCGTATCTGTGCGGCTGGCACTAATCCAGCCAGAAAGTGAGTATTTCATGAGTAAGTTTTCCATCAACACCCTGAGAGAGAACCGCAACCGCGCCTGGGAGCAGGCCAAGGCCTTCCTCGACTCCCACCGCACCGAGAACGGCACCCTGAGCACCGAGGACAATGCGACCTATGAGCGCATGGAAGCCGAAGTCGTGAACCTCGGCAAGGAGATCGAGCGCATGGAGCGCCGCGAGGCTATGGACGCGGAGCTTGCCCGTCCTGTAGGCACCCCGCTGACCACCCGTCCCGGCATGGGCATGGATCAGAAGACCGGCCGTGCGTCCGATGAGTACAAAGCAGCCATGCTTACTGCTCTGCGGACGAATTTCCGCCAGGTCAGCAACGTGCTCGTTGAGGGCACCGACAGCGCGGGCGGCTACCTCGTTCCCACCGAATTCGACTCCCGCCTGATCGAAGCCCTGGAGCATGAGAATGTGATCCGCAGCCTCGGCACGGTGATCACCACCTCCGGCGAGCGCAAGATCAACGTCGCGGCCACCAAGCCCGCTGCCTCCTGGGTGGAGGAATGCGGGGAGCTGGTCTTTTCCGACGCGACCTTCGACCAGGTGATCCTGGACGCCTACAAGCTCTCCGTGGCTGTGAAGGTTTCCGAGGAGCTTCTGGCCGACAACCAGTACGACCTGGAGGGCTATCTGATCCGTTCCTTCGGACAGGCAATCGCCAACGCCGAGGAAGATGCGTTCATCACCGGCGACGGTGTGAGCAAGCCCACCGGCCTGCTGCACCCCACCAAGGGCGGGCAGATCGGCATCGTGACCGCCGGGAACAGCATCACTGCGGATGAGGTCGTGGACCTGATCTACAAGCTGAAGCGTCCGTACCGCACGAAGGCGGCCTTCCTGACCAGCGATTCCACTCTCGCGGCGATCCGCAAGCTGAAGGACGGCATCGGCAACTATATCTGGCAGCCCGCGCTGACCGCCGGTGAGCCTGACCGTCTGCTGGGCTACCCCGTGTACACCAGCGCATTCGTGCCCACTGTGGATGCGGGCCAGCCGGTCATGGCCTTCGGTGATTTCAGCTACTACAACATCGGCGACCGCGGCACCCGCTCTCTGGCGGCGCTGCATGAGCTGTACGCCGGTGTCGGCCAGGTGGCCTTTGTCGCCAAGGAGCGCGTCGATGGCCGTCTGATCCTGCCCGAGGCCGTGCAGGTTCTCAAGATGAAGGGAACCCCGGCGCAGGGCTAATCGCAGCCTGTGACTGATACGCAGGCAAAGTAACCACATCCTGCTCATGGGAGAGGGGCTTCTCTCCTGTGGGCGGGACTTTTCATATCAATTTTTACCGACCA